ATTGAAAAATTAACAATTTTGAGACGTAAACTTCAAGATTTGGAACAAGAGTATGAGGGACTTGATGATAATGACGAGAGAGCATATGAATTACAAGAAACTATTGATGAAACACAAACAGAAATTGAAGAATTAGAAGAGAATAATGCGGATGTTTATATGATGTACGCATCAAGATATACTCATTATGGTTTACAACAATTTGAGGTTTTAATGCCTGGTTTCAAAGATAGAGAATATACTGTTGGAACTGAAGAAGAAATGGATGCTGCGGCATTACAATATGCGGTGTCTTATATCGATGATGTAGGTGCTGACGGATTTAGTGAATCATTTATTGAAGATTATTTAGATGTTGATGCTATTGTTAGAATGGCTGAAGAGGATTATGATTATCAAATTAGAGATTATCCTGAGGGTTATTTTAGTGATGATGATTATGAATTAACTGATGAACAAGAAGAAAGAAAAGATGAACTTGAAACTATGATATATGATTTAGAACAACAAAGGTTGGAATTAGATTCTGATGATGAGAATTATTATGATTACGATGAAGATTTAGAGAATCAGATAGAAGCTCTCCAAGAAGAGTTAGATAGTATTGAAGTTGATACCGAACCAAGTGAAGATATGATTGAGAATAAAGTTAATGAGTTGGTTAGAGATGTAAAAAGAGACCCATTAGATTATCTTAGAAACTATGGTTTAGACTTCAAGGAATATATAGATGAAGACGCTTTAGCTCAAGGGTTAGTTGACTCTGATGGTTGGGGTATTATGAATAGTTATGACGGTCAATATGATACTGAAGAAGTTAATGGTATAACCTATTACATAATGAGAGTTAATTAAAACTATTCCTTTTTCCAATCTTTTTCCGTATATTTTAAATAATAGAATATGGGAATGAAACAGAAAAATAAGAATAAATTTTTAATGGATACCGATTGGTTATTTGATGGTATTCTCGACGCCGAACAAAAACAGTATGTTTTATTGGACTACTTTCAAAAGATGAATAAACATCTTGAGAGAATGGAGGTCTACCCGATGTTTATCGAACTTTCGTTACATTTGGGTAATATACAGACCTTACTTACACAAAACAAAATTTTATATGTTGATAGAAAATTAACTTCTAATGATGATGAACTAGTCTTATCTGATTTAAAAGTTAAAGATATTCCTGTGTTAGATGACGAGGAAGTTATTGAGTATCAAAAAATATTAAAAATTAGTCAACCACAACTACACGACTATTTTAACTTTGCAAAATCAATATGGAGTATTGTTTTTGATTCCATTGATGTTGTGGTAAAGAAAAACAAAAATAATCTGCAAAGCAAATCAGGGTTCTTTTCTTATAAAACACCTGAAACTTTATATGTTTGGCAATATACCACAAGAAAGGTGTATAAAACAAAAGGTCAAACAAAAACATCTTTAAAATTAGTTTTCAAAGGACAACAGGATAGTTTGACTATACCGGAAATTATCTCTACTTTTTCAAAAACATACGAGAAAAACAAAGAGGAGTATTATCCAATATTTGAGGTATTTTGTAATGATGTCTTCCCGTTAGAGGAAACATTGGTTCCAATATTTAAAAGAAAAATATTATCATATATTAATCAAAATGTTAAAATAACAAGAAAATTATTATCATAATGGACAAAAGACAGATTAAATCGTTAATGGATAAGTTAAGACAACCAATCCACATTAGTTACATCTCAAAGTACATCCTTAAACTTAATGAAGATGAGACAAAAAAACAATTAGATACCTTAATATCTGAGGGTTACATTAAAGAAAGTAAATTAAGTCAAGGATATTATGTGGCTATCTAAACAAACTTATAATATTGGTGTGGGTTGTGGTCAAACGGTGATTAAATTATTTAATAAATCAATATTATATAGTTACTCACCATCAGGTTGGTCCATTAGATTTAATAATGGTATTGGTGTTAATGTTACTACAAAACCATTATTCTCCGTTAGAAATGGGTATAAGAAAAGTGTTAAGTTAGGAAAATATTATATAGTAAAATTATGAGTGAAAACAAAGAAATGGTTAACCACCCTGAACATTATGGGGGACAAGACAACCCGTATGAGGTTGTAAAAGTATGTGAAGCTTGGGGTCTTGATAAAGATGCTTACATCTTCAATGTTGTGAAATATGTTGCAAGAGCAGGTAAGAAAGAGACGGATAAAGAACTTCAGGATATGAAGAAAGCGTTGTGGTATTTGGTTCGTAAAATTGAACGTCTTGAGAGTAACGGTTGATATTGATGAATACGCAGAAGGTGCGGTTCTATTGGATGGGTTAGAAAGTGCTATCGTTGGGATAGTTGAGGACTTTGGTTCTCCGGGAAGAAAAATGTTATATTCAAAACAAGGGATATTAAATATCCTACAAGAAAGAGACCTAATGACTATGGGTGAGGCTGAAGAGTTTTACGATTATAATATATTAGGGTTACACGCTGGTGAACAAAACGCGGTGTTTTTGGATTTAGAAATTACACCAATTAAAAAAGAAGATGGTTGGAAATACCAATTAAAAGAGTAAAATGATAGAGACAGGAAAAATAATTAATGGTGATTGTATTGAGGTGATGAAAACATTTCCTGAAGGTTCAATTGATTTGTTGGTGACATCACCGCCATATAATGTAAACATATCTTATGATGTTCATAAGGATGATTTACCTATGGAGGAGTATTACGAGTGGACAAAGGATTGGTTGAGAGAGGCGTTAAGAGTATTGAAAGATGACGGAAGAATAGCGGTAAACATTCCAAATGAATTAAATGTTCAAGAAAGAGGGGGGAGAATATTATTTGTTGCTGAGTTTTGGATGTTAATGAAAGAAGTTGGGTTTAAGTTTAGTGGATTAGTTGACCTTACAGAAGATAGTCCACATAGAGTTAGACAAACTGCTTGGGGTTCTTGGATGAGTGCGTCGGCACCTTATGTTTACAATCCAAAGGAATGTGTGATTTTGGCTTATAAGAAAAGTAGTAAAAAATTGTCTAAAGGAGTTTCACAATGGTTGGGAACACCAACTGAAGTTACTAATGAAGATGGTAAAGTTAGAACCAAGATGGTCTATCAGGACGAAGACAAGAAAGAGTTTATGAACTTGGTGTTTGGACGATGGGAATATTTTGCGGATACTAGGTCATTAACAAAGGCGACATTCTCAATGGATATTCCGGCAAAGGCAATTAAGATATTATCATATAAGAATGACATTGTTCTTGACCCATTTATGGGTAGTGGGACATCGGCATTTGCTGCTGAGTTATTAGAAAGACGATGGATTGGAATTGAGTTGTCTCCGGGTTATACAGATATTGCAAGGAAAAGAGTTCAATCATTAATTGATGAACGAAAACAAACAAAGTTAGAATTAAAAGAAGAGGTGTTGTAACCTCTTTTTTTATTTTCTGTATATTTATAACTAAAACAAATACTATGTCAAAAAGATTTATAATTACTGAAGAAGAAAGAAACGATATTCGTTCAAGATACGGATTATTGAATGAACAAGACGATGCACCAAATCATACTTTTATTAGAGGTGTTCAAAGGTTTTTGAATGAAAAAATAAGAGCGGGATTAAAAGTTGATGGTTTAACGGATAATAATTTAAAATCTGATACTGCTAAAGCTATCGCTAAATATCAATCAAAGATAGGTGTTGTCCCTACAGATGGTGTTTGGGGACGTGATACTTGGTCTAAAATGTCACCAAAAGATAAACAAAGATGTGAAGATTTGGTTGCTGAAGAAGGTGGTGTAATTGATGAATTTATTAATTGGTTAGGAAAAATATTTTAATGAAAAAACTTATAAAAGAAAGTGGTTTAAGAGACATTAACGCTCTTGCTAAGAGATACCCAAAAGCTGAAATATATTTTCACCAAGATTTAGATGGTGTTACAACGGCTATTGCAATGAAACAATATCTTGAGAATAATGGTATTAAAGTAGTTGACGCTCATATCATTCAATATGGGGATAAAGAATTTGCTGTGAAGAAGAATGATGCTAAAGGTGATGTAATGCCGGTTTTAGTTGATTTTGCTCACGGAAAACCAATGTTCGTAATCCATACTGACCACCACGATAGACAAGCCGGAGCTGAAGATACAAAGTCAACATCTTTTAGAAGTTCTCGTTCAAATGTTGAAACAATCTCTCAGGTAGTTTCTCCAAAAGAATTATTCCCGTCCTCGGATATATTACTTATTTCAACAGTGGATTCAGCAAACTATGCGGTTAATGATATTTCAGTTGATGAAGTAATATCTTATTTATTTAGAATAGATAAAGAAAAATCATTAGAAAAAAATAAAATGTTAATGGGGTTAGTTACTAACAAACTATTATTGGCGTTTAAGAATAAACCAGGTTTCTTAGAGACATTGGTTATGGAATGTACTCCGTCATTGATAAACATTCTTCACACTATTAAAAGAATAATGATTGAAAAAGGTTATGCTAAACCGGAACAACTTGAAACAAATAAAGATGAGTATGTTAAATCAATGCAAACTAATCCAAATGTTAAAGTATTAGGTAATGTAATTGTTCAATACGGTGGAGGTTCAATGTTTAAACCAGGTTCTTACGATAGATACACACCATTTAAAAACAATCCTGAGGCTGACTTTATTGTTATTGCTTGGCCGTTAGGTTTGGTTCAAGCATCTTGTAATCCATTTAAAAGTGAACGTCAATTAAAAGGTGTTAATTTAGGTGAGATTGCTCAAGAGGTATTATCAAAATGGGAAGACCAATTAAAACAAAGAGAGATTTCCCTTTCAACAATCAAATGGATTTCAGAGTCATCAAAAGATTTTAATCCGGAATCAACAGGGTTTACATTTAAAGATTTTGTTGCTTTGTATGGTAAGGAATATAAAACAATGGAAGATGGTAAGGAAAAATTAATTCATATCGGTGAGATGATGGAAAAACCTTTCTCTGAATTGTCTGAAGAACATAGACAAATGTTAGACGAGATTAAAGTAAATGCTTGGGATTTTATTCAGGCAAATAGTGGAGGACACAAATGTATTACAAACATATCAGGATTAAACTTTATGGGTAGAAATACTCGACCACCAAAAGGAACAGGTGGGTATAATAGAG